GTGGCGGCGGTGGCGATAGCGTCAAGTGTGGCGGCGTCATACAGTCCTGCAACGATGGCCGCGATAATGGCGGCGGCGTCAGGCGCTTTAACGGCGGCGGGTTTACGGGCGGCGGCGGGTTTTGGGGTAATCCATTCGGCGGCGGTTAGGGTTTCTAACCCCATAATGTCCCGCACGGCGGCGCATGAAAGTGCCAAGGCGCGACCTATTGCCATAGGCAAGCCTTTAGCCTTGTCTTTCGTCAACAATTCGGCGCTGAAAGCGCCGAATCCGGCCTTGCTTGCGGGCATATCTAAGCCGTGTGCCGCCGCCGTGCTGATAAGTACAGCATGCACACGACCCGCGGCGGCTTGTTTCTCAATATCGGCATTCAAGGCGGCAGCGCCCGTCTTACCCAAGGCGCGTGCAAAATCAAAAGAAGACATTTTAAACCTTTCATAATTAGCCGTATTAGGTAGACCCTAGTTTATCGGCATGAGTAAATTCTACCATTAAATTTTAGGTGTTTGCAATATATTTAAATATATTTTAAATGTTGCATGCTTGCCAGGCAGTGTTGTTTTTATGCAACAAAATAAATGTTGACAATATGGAAGGCTTGACGTATAGGGGCTACGGACTGGGCCATGCGCCAGCCCAGTCCAGGCCCCTCTCCCATCCACAAATTTTCTGCCAAAACGGCCCTCAAAAACGCCTCTGCCAATTTCCCCAAACCCTGTACAATGCTGCCACAATGACACCAACAAGAACCCCAACATGCGTAAGACCCTTGCCCAACTCGTCACACCCGAACAGCTAGACGCGCTGTACCACCGAACCCTGACCGTGCGCCAGCTCGCCAAGGACCTTGGTTACTCGGAATCATGGGTAGGCAAGAGCTTGCCCGCCCGCGCACCCAAACGTGACCCCAAACTCCTACGCAAAACGCGCATCGAGTTCCAAAATCAAATCGTGGCACAGTATTTGTCACAAGGGATTTCAGCGAAGCAGGCCGCAGCCCTATCATTCACCAGCCCCAGAACCTTCTTCCGGCGGCTGAAGGAGTATAAAAATGGCCAGTCTTGACGAAATCTACGCGCAAAAGAAAGCCGCACCTCCACCACCAGAGCCCAAAGACGGCCCACTTGACCTGCATGCGGAGCTTCTGCTCCAGTACCAAAAGGCCAAGGACATGCTGCAGGATGCAGAAATTTCAGACGAACCCTTGAACTACCGCGTACAAGCCTTGAACGCTATCGGGTCAGTCATCTCCCAACTTGTTAAGTTGCAGAGTGATTTGCATACGTTGGAAGAGCTAAAACGAGTGGAAATGGCACTTAGCCACAGCTTAAAACAGTTCCCAGAACTGCAGCAAGAGTTCTTTGACACCTACAAGGGGGCACTGAAGCTATGAACTTGGCCACAGAACACTTCCAAAGACTCGTGGATGACGTGTCCAACAGGTATCACCTGCACAATTTATCCGATTACATCGAAAAGAATATCTACTTGGAAGGTCGCCGCATGTCCTTCAAGAACGGCTATCAGTTCCAAAAAGCCATCGTAAACGATACGAGTCGGGCCACAAATATCGTAAAGCTGGCTCAAATCGGTGCCACGACCTCAACTATAGCGTATTTCTTAGCGGGAATGGCTACGCAACCCAAGTTTAACGTAATTTACGGCCTGCCCAGTTCTGGAGATGCAAGTAAGCTGACCACTACAAAAGTCAACCCGCTGATTAACGAGTCACCTGCATTGAGGCGCATGGTCGATAAGGATACGGATTCTGTTGAACTGAAGAAAATCGGGAAGAACTTCCTATTTACCCGTGGCACCAGGAGTGAGACCGCAGCCTTGTCCATCAGTGCTGACTGCCTCGTGCTGGACGAATTAGACAGGTGCGACCCTGACACGGTGAAGCAGTTTCGCTCACGCCTACAAGCCTCAAAACTCCAAATTGTCAAGCAATTCTCTACCCCGACGATTGGAGGGCTCGGCATCAGCAAGGAAGCTGAGACTTCCAAGCGCTACCGGCACATGGCTAAATGCGCCTGTTGCAACCACTTGTGGATGCCAAGCTTTCACACTGACATCGTGATTCCCGGATTTCTTGGGGATATGACTGACATCACTGCCACCTCCATCAAGGACATTGCTTGGCAAAAGGCTCGGTGGAACTGTCCAGAGTGCGGAAGAGACCCTGTTTTGCGAGAGACCAGCATGGAGTGGGTTTGTGAAAATGATAATGATAATTACGAGGCGCACACTTACTACATCAGCCCCGCAACAGCCTGTGAAGTGCTAAAACCGAGCTATTTTGTGAGGGTAAGCACGGAGTTCACTAAGCGCTCAGAGTTCCTGAACCAGTGCTTGGGAGAAGTGGCAGAGGAAGAGAACGAACAGATTACTTTGAAAGACCTTGAAGCTGCACTTGTGGATAGCCCGCTGGATTCAAGCGAATTACACTGTCTTGGGGCTGATATGGGTCAATTATGTCATGTGACTATCGGCAGGTTGACAGCGGACGGCACACTGCTGACGGTACACCGAGAGGCTGTACCACTCTCCACATTTGAGATGCGTAGGCGAGAGTTGTGTGCTCAGTTCAAGGTGGTGGTGAGTGTGCATGATACACAGCCAGAAACACATTTGATAACCAAGATCACAGATTACGACCCGAGAGCCTGGGGCGCTATGTTTTCCAGTTCCAAGAACCCAGAGTTGTTCACCAGTCACCAAAAGGAGGAGGACAAGGAAGAAGGAAAGCTTAATTTACGCTTGGTAAAGATTGCCCGCACGGCCATGCTTGATAAGGTACTTTCACTCTTTAAGGAGCGAAAAATAGTAATTCACAAGGCCGGCGACGATGCAAAGTTTACATCACAGATGCTATCGCTAAAACGTGCGCAAGAGTTCGTTAGAGATGAGCTAACCTATGTTTGGAAAAAGACTGACCACGAGGACCACTACCACTTTTCGCTTGTGTACTTGCTGACTGCTTGTTTATTAAGGGGGACCGCTGGAAGTTGGACAAACGTGGGGGCGGTGCCACTTGTTTCGAGTTTTGCGGTGCGGAAATAGTGTGGTAGAATCATTGCACAGGGCTGTGAAAGGCCTAAACCTGTGGCCTGAAGCTTCATTTGATAGTGGACGGCCTGATGTACCGTGCCACAGCGGAATTTTCACCGTTGGGCCTACCACTTTCAAATGGAGCTTCACATGACAGTAGAATTTTCTTCACCAGTAGCAGGGCGCAAAGCTCCCACAGGACGCGAGCCTAATTTAGCAGGAGACAAGTACGGGAGGTTGACTCTTGTTGGAGAGGTTGGCGGGCAAATTTGTAGCCCCTCGTTGCGCAAGTGGTTGTGTAGGTGTGAGTGTGGCGTTGAGACGCAGGCGGTACTGGGCCACCTGCGCAGTGGCAACAGCACCAGCTGCGGGTGTTACGCGCAGGAAGTCCGGGCGGCAAACGGGCGGGCAAACGCAACTCACGGGCTTAAAAAACATCCACTCTATATGACGCACAGCCACATGCTGGACCGCTGTTATAACCAAAAAGACCCGGATTTTCATAGCTACGGCAACCGGGGCATCCGAGTCTGCGAAAGGTGGCATGAAATTCGAAATTTTATTTCGGATATGGCACCCAGCCACCAGCCCGGACTCACACTTGAGCGGGCAAATAATGCACTTGGCTATTCACCTGAGAACTGCGTCTGGGCGACTCGGATAGAGCAAGGACGCAACAAACGAAACAACCACCTAATTGCATACCAAGGACGCAACATCTGCCTTGCCGAGGCGTGCGCGATTGCAGGCTTGCCGTACAACCGAGTCAACGACCGCCTCAACAAGCTAGGCTGGCCCATCCCACGAGCCCTAGAATCCACCGATTTTCAACTACCTCTGTTAGAATCGGCCCAAACCCCGGAGCCCCAACATGTTTGAATCCCTAAAGAATCTATTCCAAGCAGCCACCCTACAGCCCCCGCCGTTGCCCAAATCCCCGAACGCACCCCAGAGCTACCCCGGCTATCGCACCAATGTTACCCCAAGCACCAGCGCTAAGACCCGCACTGAGCGTAACCTCAAGAGCTTAGACCGACTCACAGACCTGCGATCACGTAGCACCACCTCCCAAGTCTTGCGCGAAGCATCAGTTCAAAGCGCAGAACTAAGCGCAGCCATATATCTTGCAACCAGGCTCGGCATCCCCGAACGCTTCACAGTTATCGGCAGAGACCTTGACGGAAAAGTAGACGCAAACGCCACAGCGCTTGCGCACGAGCTCCTACGCCGACTGACCTACCTCGGCGCAGCTGACGGCTCATTCGGCCCCCAACAGGGGCTCCAGTCGCTCAGTGAGACACTGGCCCGAGACTTGCTGCTTGAAGGTGCAGCCTGCCTAGAAGTGGCGCTTGACCAAGCCCGCATCCCGGCCAGCTTGAACGTAATCGCCCCGCCCACGTTAGTGTTTTACGAGGAAAATAATTCGTTCAGACTAGCCCAAAAAGTAGGCGGAGATGAAATCTCTCTGGACCTAGCCACTGTAATATACACCAGTGTGGATCAGTCATCCAGCCAGTTACACCCAACGAGCCCGTTAGAGTCAAGCATTAAGGCTATTATTGCTGATTTAGATTTTAGCCAAGACATGTCTAGAGTGCTCAAGCGGGCCATCTTGCCGCGCCTCTCTGCCAGTATAGACACTGAGAAGCTGAAGAAGATGACTCCACCAGAGATTCTGGCAGACCCCGAGAAATGGGCAACCTACCAGAACACCGTTATTGCTGCAGTACAGAGCGTAGTCAACGGCTTGAGCCCAGAAGACGCTTTAGTGTCCTTCGATATGGTGGCATACTCCTACTTAGATGGAGGCCATAGCCCGGGAGACATCCTAGAACAAGTACAGAAAGTTCTGAACGCAAAGTTAGCGTCGGGCGTGAAGACTCTGCCAGTAGCCCTTGGCTTCGGCAGCTCTGCCAATGCCAGCTCAACAGAGTCCCTGCTATACCTCAAGTCAGCTGACATGCTGCGCCGGAAATTGAACGAGGTCTACAGCCGGGCCCTGACAGTGGCCATCCGTATCATGGGCGTAGACGGCTACGTCGAATTCGCTTACGAGGAGCTAGACCTACGGCCTGCCAAGGAACTTGAAGCCTTCAAGTCCATGGAGCAGTCACGTATCTTGGATTTGCTGAGCCTTGGCATGCTGGATGACAACGAGGCGTGTTTGCAGTTGACCGGCCAGTTGCCTCCAGCAGGTTACACACCCAAGAGTGGTACCATGTTCCGCAGCACACAGTCACAAGCACCGGTTGCGAACCCAGCGTCCAATACATCCACGACCCCAAAACCTGACACACCGCAGCAGCCAAAAGGTCCTCCGGCGAAAGCAGAGGCGGACCCAAACTTGGCCTTGGCACATGCCCAGAGCGAGCAGGCGAACGAGACTACAAAGCAGGCCTTGAAGGCAATGCAAGACCTCACATACGTGATGAGTCAGCAGAACCAAAAGCCCACACAAGTTCACATGCAGCAAGACCCGATTGAGCTGAACCTGAGCATAGCGCCAGAGGCTAAGTCACCGACCAAGCGCACAGTCAAAATCATACGTGACAAGGATGGCCGTCTTTCAGACTTCGAGGTGAGCGATGCACAACAGTGAACACCTACTCTCGTTCCTAAAGGGCGAGCACCGCGAATCTGACTTGTATAAGCTTGCCCTGTTTTTGGAGAAGCCGGGGGACGTTTACAGCAAATCAGGTGAGGTCAAGGGCCCCGGTTACACCGGAGGCGGCAAGGATTTGCCCAAGGCAGAGTATGGGGCTTCTGAAAAATCTGTTTGGATGACCTTCAGTGGCTCTGTCGTTTGGCCTGGGAGCTCGATAGCCGCTCGCTACGCTATGATTTACAACCACCGATCGAAGGCAGTTGTACACGTAGAGGACTTCGGCAAGCTGAAGTCGTCTGAGAATGACCGATTTACGGTAGAGTTGCCGGGGACTGGAGAGCCGCTCATTAAGATAGGACTCAAGTAAACTTGGCAGCCACCAATAGACCTTGACCAATTACAATACGACGTTATTCAACACAGAGGGTAGAGCGTGACCGCTTTTACAGTTAGTGCCGGTGGAGATGTGTTTTTCGATTCGCTCACCGGCGGCTCGGTAAATGCTACGCTTGACACCTATACGATCTCGGACCAGACACGCTTGGTAATTCGCAGTGACTCAAACGCTTGTGCTAACCATAGCGTTGCGTTTGGCTCGTTGGACACCGTAGCTTTCTCCGGCACCGGTGGAACCCTGCACTTCGACCCAACCAACGTGAGGGTGGTTGCGTACACAGGCGGTTCTGGAAACAGTCCGGCTTTCGGCGCAGCGATCAGTCAAGGAGGTGTTTCAGGGGTGTTCTTGGGTGCATGGACCAACTGGCAATCAGAGTGCATCGTACCGGGCGCAGCTATCAGCGCAACAGGCTTCATAAAGATTGGGCAGAAGGTTGGCGGTAACTTTGCTGCAGGTGCGTTGACGGGCATTACAGCTACATGCTCTGGCGCTGACGTTCAAGGATGGATGGAAGTGCGCGGCGACACAGTGGCCACAATCACCGTACCTCGAATCGGAAAGGTGACTTCAACAGAAGCATGGTTTCAGCTTGGTACAACGGATGGAACACGAACTCAAGTAATCCCTTGCCCGACTACAGCGACCTTTGCTGGTGCGTTTCCGGGTATTTGGGTTGAGACTGCCGCAGGTTCTGGTGTTTATGACCGCTATGCGAACGCTGGTTCAATTGTTGCCCTTGCAACACACAGAACAACACCTGAGATGAAGTTCTTTATCCAGACTACTGCAGGCATCCGCTTGGGTAGTGATGGAACGAATAACGTCTTTTACATTCCACCTACAGGGTGTAAGGTTCGCATCCCAGCCACCATACTGACCAACAGCACACGAACGGCATCGGGTACTGGCCCTCGTGTACTTCCTAACGCGACGATTGCCACGAGACAAGAGTTTGTAACCACGGGTGCGGGCTACTTCGATCTGCGGGGCATAGTCAGCCAGTGGTACATGAACCTGCAGCAGCCGTTCTACGTCAAGTACAAAAGCTGCGCAATATCTGACTTGATGAACCTGTATGAGGTGGCTTCACCCCTTGACGTAACTGACTGTATCGTTGCGCCTACACAAGCCCAGATCAACTCAGCGCTTAACGTGATTTCTTGCTTTGCTGGCGGGTCAGTCGCTGATAACTTCTTTGTACGCTTTAGCATGGCAGCCTCTGGAAACTACGTTAGCCAGATTAACTACGCAACTAATGTTGTGTTTGACAGAAACACCCACGCCTCACTAACTTTACGCGCCAACGGCACAACAGGCGTTATTGGTAGCACACAAGCGGTTAGCTGCACGTTCAATGATGAGACATTCATTGGTGGTCGCGGCCTGTTCGTTACCGCGCAGAACTGCACGTTTAACCGCACTGTCTATTACGACCACACCATTACGACAACCACAACAGCGACCAATGCGATGTACGCTATAGACCTGACAACAGGCTCTTCTGGTAACGTGGTTGATGGCTTTGTACTTCCAAATCCGGCGGTAGGACCTTACAACGGCTTGGTAGCTGCGAACTCAAGCTACAACACCCTGTCAAAGAATATTGGCACAAACGCAACAACACCCCTTGTAATGAATGCTGCTGTGACTGGTGTTATTTTGGCTGGAGTAGGTAACAATTCCGGTATCACGATGAAGCGTTGTTACGCAAGCAACACACGGGTTGGGCCTTATAGCTTTGTGAACTCGGATACCAACATCGTGGTTGAGAATTGCTCAGGCGACTATGCAGATACTTCGGTTGTTGCTGGCCTAAACGCAGTGATTAAGAACTGCGGCTTGACCGGGGCAACTGCAGGTCAAGTATCTGTTTACGGGTCTCACTGGTTGACCCGCTTCACATCAACAACAGCAGGTTTCGCTGAGATCACCTGCAACGAGCCCACCGCAAGCTCAGCGGCTCAGTGTTTTGTGTCAGGTGGAACCCCTCAGTTCAACTCCAACGGCTCTGTACTACTCACAAAGCTTGGTGACCAAGTTACGTGGGAAATGCCGTTCTTCGCCATCGGCTACACAGCGTTTACGAACAGTGCGCCCACCCTTACAGGCACGAACGTGACCTTTGGCACCCGCTGGGGCAACCACGACATCGAGTTCCAAGTCAATACAGGCTCAGGTTACGGCGGAGCATGGCTCAACCTAACTGCCGCCAACTTGATCGCCCAGACCTTCAACAGCACCACAGGCTTCAAATTGAAGATTCGCGCAACCTGTGCGATTGCTGCCGCGACTAACGTACTCACAAACCTGCGCGTAGCGCTTACGACTACCAGCACTGACCAGTCAACTAAGTTGTACCCATTGAACACCTTTACCCTGACCCTGACAGGCTTGGTGACTGGAAGTGATGTAGTGGTGCGGGCTGCAGGAGGTTCGACTATCTTAGCCAGCGTAGACGCTAACGGAACCTCAACATGGGCTTACGTGTACGAGACTCCGGCAGCCGTGGACATTGACGTGATAAAACCCGGCTATGTACCGTTCCCACTTGTGCGAAACTTCACACTGCCGAGCACGAACTCTTCCCTGCCTGTGTCACAGCAGGTTGACCGCAACTATTCCTAGGACTTAACATGCCAAAAATCACCTCCAAAGCCCTGCTTAACGTAGGGACCGAACTAACAATTGACGAGCCTAGCCGCACGTTCACACTTAATGTAGCCGGAAACCTCGTCGCCAAGGATGGCGTCACAATTCAGGCGCTCTACTCTAAGTTCTCCGACCTCTGGGCTGTAGCCGGATACCAAGATTCCCCATTCCCGCTGAACGCACTTGATGCGTTGTCGGGCCAGTATTACTTCGGCGTTGACGCCGGCGGTAACTACAACGGATGGAAGCCTGCAAATGACACTACTCGTCAGATGTTGCGTGATGGTGGTTGGCGCGAATACTCTAGCGCCGGCGTACTGAACCGCGAGTACGTGGGTATTGTGGGTCTGGGTTCAGTTTCTGCAGGTGCGCAGCTCTACTACCAAAAAGTAGATGGCGGTGCAGCGGCAAACTTTACCTTTACCGACCAGTGTAACGAAGGTATCCAGATTTTTGGAGACGCCACCAACGGAAACTTCGATACCCGCACCTACTTCAAGGGCTATGTGCGCGAGTACGCCAAGAAGTACAAAGACTCTATCTTGGCTGATACGGGTAAGACAGCTACAGGGGCTAACATCGTCAACGTGCTGCTGTCGAACGAGGATGACCTGAAGATTCAGGCCAACGATGCGGCGATGACCGGTGCGCCATACAACGGCATAACCGTTGCTTACTACACGGCTAACCAATCTCGCACTATCGCAGGCGTGTCTCGTAACTTCAAGGTGATCGTGGCCGGCAACGGCGCGACCTTGGAGCAGATTTACACTAAACTGCAGTACCTGTTGCGCCAACCCACTGACATTAACACCGGGGGCACTGCAGGCGTGAAGACCGGTAAGATTCAGTCCGCGTTGTGTTCGTTTGTTGGCGACACCTTGGTAACCGGAACATCTGTCTTTATTGACAACATCCAGACCGCCGACTCCAACCGTATTGAGTTCTACGATGACGGGGGCGTAAAGCGTACTAACCCTTACACGGCTGCTGGTGTGATGTCGTTTAACAGCGTTTTGATTGGTGCTGGTTCGAGCTATCGCTTGATGTACTCTGCACCAACAGGGGCAGGTAACGACTACGGCGAAGCAGGGGCCATCACGGTCAACAACGCTGCTGGTTCGCCCATTGCAGGAACCATCTCCAGCGGAACTATCGCTTTCGACTTCGACTACGACTCTGACACAGCCGGAGGCACTGCAGGCACGGACAAAGCTGTCACCTTGATCGGTATTCGACCTGGCTATGGCAAGTTTGCGGTGGCTACTGGGGTATTATCGAGGTCTAAAGGTATTAGCCTGTCCTTGGTGGGCGAGCAAGACCGAGCTTACGCCGCCTAACCCATGCCAATTTTGTTCGACCCAACCAGCAAACGCATCGTGCTTGACAGCACGAGCGTCACTGCGACTGAGCTTTACAGCCGCAGCGCAGACTGGCTTGCTTTGTCGGACAACGCCAAGTACGGAGCGGTCTTCCGACAAGTGGGCGGAGATGACTTGGGCTCAGGCTTGTCCATTCCGCCGTATTTCTTTCTGCAGAATGGTTGGAGAGTCAGGCCAATGGAGGCCAACCAAAACCTCACCATAACAGGCAATCTGTTTGTTGAAGGAGGCGGTGTACCTGTAGTTTCCACGCTAGGGACGTTCCAAGTCAACGTCAACTACACGGTGCCTGTACAGGCTCAGGGTATCAGCACTTCAGGAGGCTCATCGCCTACAGCTTCTCAGGTAGCATCAGCGGTCTGGGCTCAAGCGCTCGAAGGCCTGACTGCAGAAGACATGATGCGAATTATGCTGGCCGCCTTGGCAGGCAAGCGCCAAGGGTTAGGGACTTCGACAGAGCAATACATGGCGCAAGATGGTGTGACCCCAAGGATTACGATGACTGCGGATACTGCAGGTAACGGAACACCCGCACTCAACGGAGCATTGTAGTGCTAAAGGGCTCGCTCTACAGGGGGGCGCTCTACTCCGGTCTGTTGTTTGGAGCGGTGGTTGCTGTTGAGCTTCCGCCTCAGATAGTTACACCGGTGTTCAGGCAGGCAGGACTGAGCCAAAACATCACCCTCAAGGCCTACCACAAACTAGGCAGCACGGCCTACGACGCACGACTTGCAGAGCTTTTAGCCAAGAGTGCAACCGTTCAAGGCGTCACAGGGGCAGAATTCACTGCCAACTTCGGGAAACTTGGCGCTAATACAGCCTCCAAGATTGCACTGATTCCTGTAGACTCACTACTTAAACGTGGCCGCTTGGCCGCTGAGGGCTATAAAGACATTTCTGATGAGGAATTGGTAGCCCTACTCATGGAGATACTTGATGTTTGAAAATGTATGGTTAGGCACTCAATCTTCTTACGAAGTCTTTGAGGCCGCTAAAAAAGAGCCTAAAGTCGATTCTTACGGTCTGCCTTCTATGGTAGATGTGCAAGACGGCGTGGCTGTGATTACGATTCAGGGGAGCCTTGTATCTGGCTCCTCTGGCTACATGCGCATGTTCGGCGTAGTAGGCTACGCTGACATTCAGGATGCTCTGTTGCAAGCGGTAGCAGACAAGTCAGCAAAAAGCATCCTGCTGAACATCGACTCGGGCGGCGGCGCAGTGGCTGGTGTCAACGACGCCAGCAAGGTGATTGCTGAAATCAACAAGGTAAAGCCTGTGGTGACCTACACCGGAGGCATAATGGCCTCAGCAGCCTTGTGGCTCGGCTCCAGCGCCAGCAGGATGTACGCCAGCGAGACGGCCATCACAGGCTCTCTCGGGGTTCTCATGGTACACGCCAGCCGGGCTCGGCAACTTGAGAATGACGGCATAAAGGTCACCGTGATTCGTGCCGGCAAGGACAAGGCCCTTATGAACCCTTACGAGGACTTGACCGACAAGGCCATGGAAGATGCCCAGTCAAAAGCAGATGCTTTGTACGACGTATTTCTGTCCCATGTGGCTGATAGTCGGGGTATGAGCCTTACAGCCGCTGACGCAGCGTTTGGTCAAGGCCGGGAGTTTGTGGGCAAGCAAGCGGTCAAAGCAGGCCTGATTGATGAGGTCGGCTCACTGACTGACGCCTTCATGTACGCCAAATCCCTGCAATCTTCTGCCAATAAACCCGCAGTTCGCACTAAGGGTGAGGCTACTGCTGAAGTACAGGACGATAATCAGGCGCAAGAAGGAGCAACTATGCCTAAACCGATTACCCCAGAATACTTAGCAGCACTGGCTGCAGGTATTGACCTAGAAGCTGTCGCAGAGCCTGCGGCAGTCGCCGCCGTTGAAGCCCCAGCACCTGTTGCCGTGGTGGAGCCAACTATTGAGAGCTTGCAAGCAGAACTAGCTTCTGCCAAAGTAGCGGCTGACGCTGCCGTGGCTGAGGCTTCGACTCTTAAAGCTCAAGTGGAAGCACTGGAAGCGTCTCAAGGTGGACTTCTGGCTTTTGCTCGCAACAGCATTAAGGCGATG